AGGGTGGTGTACTCCACCCCATCGTATGTGGCTCTAATGCCTACAGGGATGGTAGGTGCAGGTAAGTTGATGACAATAGCTCCCGTTGCGCTGCCTACAGTACAGTTCCATACTGCGTAAGCATCCTTTACCACTGTACCCCTCACGCCCGTAGTGCCGCACGAGGGTGTGCAGGGAGCGCACGAAGATGGAGGGGTCAAAGTAATTGTTGAGCCTGATGTTGTCTGCTGTCTAAAAATGCCAATACCGCCTGCATTTGAGTCGGAGTAGAATCCATCCGCTGCGGGCGTAGTAAGGCCCGAATCAGTGTAGATAGCTGTCGCTCCCGAAAGGGTAGGCGCATCAAGGTACACGGTTACCGTTGACCTGCAGCAGCACGCAAGCTCAGGCTTGCTGTTGTCGTAACAAAGAGTTGTCGCAGCAGATGGCTGACGGTAGTCGTAAACGAGGTAAAGATTGTCTCTTGTCGATGACGCAGTGTTGGTGAAGCTACCCGAAGTGTAGCTTGTGCCGATACCTGTTGTCGTAATAAGACCACCGAAACCTGCAGTTGGACTTGCAATAGCCGCAAGTAGATTGTTAATTCCTGTAGGCGTATTAGGATAGCTAACATTGGTTTTTACGTACGAAAACTGCGTTCCCGCCTGCGTCACATACGTGTCCGACCCAAACCTGTTACCCGCCACGGTAACAGTAGACCCTCCGCTTGGGATAAAGCCACTGCCCTTCAAGCCTGTAAAGGTCTCGAACTGACTTACCACAGGGGCGATGCCTGAGTTACTGAACGTGACCTGCGTAGAGGACACAGGTGAGCTGTACGCTCCCTGCGCAAACGAGAACTCGTTGTGGATGAGTTCGCCTGCGGCAGATGAGCTTGTCAAGCATACCTGAATGACGTTGAGGGTTTCTGCACCGGGACACTTGACAGTGATGATAACAGTTGCAGTACCGCTAATAGCAAACTCACCCGTAGTAGGGGTAGGGTTTGGTTTAGGTATAGTCAGTGAGCCTGACGTTGTGGGCGAAGTGTCCTGATAAGCAACTCCATCGTAAAGGAACCTGACGAAATTTACAGTGCCCGTACCAACAAACTGATAGGTGACAACGACATCACCCGTCGTTGTTCCAAGGTCATAGTCTGCTTTGGCAGTAGACCCGTTGACGGTAAATGTTTGCGTTGTTCCACACGGTAAGTTCTTCTTTTCCGCAGGCAACGTCTGCAGGTTGGAACTCAAGACATACTCACCCGCGTAAGGGTCGTAGGCTCCGAGCTTCTGCTTGTTAAACGACACTTGGAACAGCTCTCTAAACCATGTGCTCATCCCTTGGTCAGAGATAACATTGAGCTGCTCGCTCTGCGCACTTGTGCCGCGCAGTTGAACGACAACACCTCGCTTGGCATCGGTAAAGAACTTGTCATACCCGTACTCTGCGTAGCTCTCAGGGTTGTCTGAGATACCGTACTCCTCGGTACGAGCAATCTGCGTTCCAAGAACTTCAGGGATAGACGTGACATCACCTCCGCCCACAGCATCGGACAGCAAGTTCTTACCTGCGAGGACGTATGAAATCTTGTCCTCCTGCAAAACAAGCACATCGGTTTCGCGACCCGCCATCTTTCTGATGTAACCGAATCGCTGCTCAAGGGGCTTGAAGTTCAGAAGGCCAAGGTTGAACTCGTTGGTCTTATTGACGTTGCTCTCTTGGTTGTAGACACCGCTGTATGTGATGTCAGCGTATCGTCTAACCTGCTTGTAGTCCTGACCCTGTGTAGCTGTCACCCTGTTGCCAAGGGTAAAGTCCTTGCCGACAATAGAGTCCCGAATCTTGTAGCTCTCTACGCCATTCCCATAGGTGTAGCAGTTGTAGAATGCTGTATCCACAATGGCAGACTGCGTAGCCGTTTGGTTTTGGACATTGCCCTCGTGGAATCCATTGGTGATAGGGTAAGACACCGAAGACTCGAAGAAGATGTCAGGCTGCGCATCAGCAGGCAACGTCTCAAAGACCAACAGGTCAATCGCACGTCTTACTCTAATGCGACCCTTGAGCTTAGACCGCTTGTTGTTGTTGCTACCACAGCATATCGTGCCACGGAAACCAAGGTACTTTCTTCCGCTTGGGTACGTTAGCACGCAAGCACCAAACTCGCTCGAAGCCAAGCCCGAAGGAATGCCAATGGTTTGAAGGTCAATCGCAGGGTTAGTGCGCATATCATCCTTGCCGTTACCCGTCTCAAAATTGGCTGAACCCGAACCTGATATGGTTGAAGGGTCGTTAGGAGAAGATGGAGAGGCTGACCCTGCGTCCTTTACAAGGCCAACGCCACCGCCACCTGTGTAGAAGTCCTCATTGATAAGCGAGGTAATGACACCATCACCCACAAACCAATCGGCAAGGCTGCTGTAGCTCTGCGTGACAGTAAACTGCAGGTCGTCAATGTCGATTCTTCTCTCCTCACAAACATTGCCCGTACCAATTCTATCACCCTGTAGCTTGATGGTTACAATAGAACCTGAAGGCACTTCATAATCTTGACCCGGCCCTGAGCTACCACCGGGCGATTGACCCGCATCGGGGTTGCCCATAGGGTCGTTGAGCGGCAACAAGATGTATGGTGCTCTATCATTACCGATGTTAAAGGTGTCCTGCGCCACAGCCTCAACCAATCCTGTATCCCTCAGAGACCCCGCTGAAGGGTTGAGCGCAAGCCCGTCAGTGCTGATAACCATATAGGTTCCCGTTACACCATCGTTGCCCGGAAGCTCGTTGGCCTGCATGACCTTCTTCTCAAGGACAGTAACGTACAGGCACTCATTGACAGGCCCACTTGTATCAGCCTTGACAACAAGTCTATCACCCTCTTCTACCTTACGAGGGTTCTCGCCCTGAAGAAGGATGTAAGCCCTGTTCTGAGTTGAGTCAACAAAGAAGGTGTTGGAGTAGATGGTATTGTATCCTGCCTCGTCGGGCTTGATACCAAACTTGTACCTCGTCGCCCACGAGGGAGGGCTTTGGGTTGTAGGAATCTCTACCCTAATCTGATTCTTAGTATCACTTGCAGAGCATGGAACGTGAACAGTGTTGCTGTCGCTTACAAGGGCCGTAGTAGACCTGTTGTACTCGTCCATGTACATGATTCCCACCTCGTAGCCTCTGTTGCTGTGAAGGCTCTCTGCTGTCCCCGCAGGGAAGAAGGTCACCTTCGTGGCGGCTGTATCAAAGCGATAGAAAAAGAAAGAGTCGAGCGCAGGAGAAGCAGGGTTGTCCGTATACCTCAGACCGGGAAATATCACTTCGCAGGTGCTGCCCGAAGTTTGAGTAAATGTGACAGGCTCAGGTTGAGCGATGGTAGTACCCAACGTAATACCTGTAGTTACCAATGTAAATGCACCCAACTGCTGCTCTCTACCACAGTTGTAGCTGTCTGTAAGTGTCCCTCCATCACACGATGTTGACGCACCACCACCGTCGTAGACGGGGAAAATGTTGGTCAGAGTACCAACTTGATTTTGGAAGTTGGCACTGCTCATCCAATCGGCCAACGTGTTGTAGTTGGCGTTTAGGGTAAAGGTGGCAGTAATCGTTTGAGGCGAGGAACTTGTCCCGGGAGGCACTTGCGAAGGGAACGACCCTGTTCCAACCTCTTGGGGAGAACCTGACTCTACGTAAATCTGAAACTCAAACTCCATGACGCTGCCTGCCGTAAGCCTGCTGTTGAACTGAGCGTCTTCACAGAAAGGAGTAAGGTCAATCTGTTGCCTGCCATCCGTCACCGTTTGGGCCACACCACCCGTCACGCTTTGTGGAAGGGTGTATGTAACTGCGGCTCCTTGGATGTTACCGCTAGGCAGGTTTTCTTGAGACAGGGTGCTTTCCTTCAGCGTACAGATGTAGTTGAGCTGTGTAGGATTGCCGCTGCTATCTACAAGGTCATAGCCCTCAAGATAGTTGCCGTACATAAGCCTGTTGCCCATAAGCGTTTGCGCCTGAGCCAACAGAGGTACGTTGTCATACAACCTGAGAATCTCAGAGCTTGGCAGAATCGTGAAGATTTTACTGTCGCTGAAGTTGAACGTCAGGTCGTTGTTGTCAGGCAGGCCGAGCTTCGCCTTGTCGAGCTTTTCGATGACCTTGATGGTGCTATCGTTGGCCTCCTTAAACAGGATGTCGATGCCCTTCACAAGGCTGCTACCCGTGTTGTAAGTAAGCGTAGCGTTGTTGTGCTTGTTGATGAAGCCCTCGTTGAGGTAGCTCTTGGGCGTGAAGTCAAAAGCCTTGGGAGTAAAGACAGGCTTCGAAAACTGCGACGTAGCCGAGTATTCGTTATCGTCATATCTCCACCTGTAAGCAAAGCAGATAAACCGCTCCTCCATAAACGTAGAGGAGATGTTGCTGTTGAAGCTCGAAATAGTAGAGGGAGAGTTGACAGGTGCTTTCTTGATGACAAGAAGCTCATCGTCAGTAACTGTATCTACATCGCCACTCGTTGGCTCACCGTAAGTGCGCGTAACATTGATGCGCCTTGGTGGGTTGTAATCGTCTGTAAAGAACAGAAGGTCATCAATCAAGCTGACACCCGTAGTAAGATACGCAGGACTGAAGTTGAGGGTGGTCTTGCTTCCACCTCCATCGTCCATGCTGATGACATGGTATGTGGTAACCTGAGTGCTCGTATTGAACGAGACAATAAGGTCGAGCTTGCCCGTATTGCTTGACGCTGTAAACGCGGGGTCATGGACAAACCAATAGAGGGTCTCTGTTGAGCCGTCCTCAAGAGCACCGATACATCGAGCCGATGCGCTCAGGGTTGTGCTTTGGACTTGAAGGGTGGTAAGCTGCGTGTTGCCAAGCGTAGTCTCGATGACACCCATCTCATCCTCCTCGGTAGAGCCGACTCGGATATTCAACGCATCGGTATACTCGCCATCGGGAACAAGACGTTCGTCAAGTTCCTTGTTCATCTTACCCTTGGTAAACGTCCTTAAGTCCTTTGCCATTACTTAATCCACTTATCCATTCCACGTAGGTTCATCAACAATCTGCCGGGATGGATATTACTGATTCTGATTTTAGCGTTGCGCAATAGCGCACCCTTTCTTTTGCGTGCTCTGTTGACCACGTACTCCTGCACACCCAACTTACTGTTCAAGATGGCATACTCGATGTATGCGTAGACAAAGTCCTCAAACATTTTGTTGACATGAACCTTGCTGTCGTCACCATTCTCCATGCCGTCTGACACGTACTCAAGGACAACAGAAGCTCCCGTTCCGATGTTGGAGCTGAAGTTGATTACACCCGACGCTCTGTCAATAGCAAAGGTTGGATTGGCGTTGGCCGTTTCAGTGTTGAGCGCATACCATGCACCACCAAATGGCGTTGTAAAATACCAATTGCCTCCTACGAAGTATCCCTCAAAGCCATCGAAGGGATGGCCCGTGTTGAGGTAGATGCTTTTCTTACCTCCCGTGATACGTTGGTAGTCAATCTCTGAGAACTCAGGAGACAGAGCGTTGCCATCTACATCGAAGAGGATGCGCTCGTTGTTATCCTGCAGGTACGACTTAGCGTAGTTGACCTGAATGTTTTCGGTCAGCGGGTAGAGGTATCCATTTTTGTACATGGAGATACGAACCCAATTGACAAAGTCGGATGGCAGAATAAATCTGTATTGGTCAGTGATGGTGAGCTGAAGAACCTTGACCTCCTTAAAGGCATCATAGTTAAGCTCCTGAATGGCACGCTTGGCGTGAAACAAAACCTTAAACCTATCCTCGTTGTTGACGAGGCTGTGGTTGCCCGCGTACATCAACATGAAGTTGTTGACGATGTCGTACAGGGACACGTACTGATAGGAACCCCAATTGGCTCCTTCAGGATTACCTCCCCCGTTCTCGTAATACTGAAACTGACTGATGTACCCCATTATCCTTCTTGTTGTTGCTCCTTGGTTTCTTCACCCGTAGCAAAGCCAAAGACTTCAGGCTCTCTAATCGTAATGCCTGCGTACTGCAGAATCTTCATGGTGAGGTTGTTCTCATCATCAAGCGGCACTTCAAAGTCTTGGAAGTCACTCGCTGTTTGGTTGAACACAGGCTCACCTCCTGTAAGGGTGACATACGTCCAATTCGGGTCTTTAGGATACCTAAAGTATTGTGCCACTACCCTACCCGCTGTCATGTTCGTGTTTGGGAACACCTGCATAGAGGTCTCCTCCGAGGTGTACGCAGGGTACTCAAGCG